TTAAAAATTGAATAGTAACTAAAAATTAATTAAATGGAGGAGAAATGGAATTTTTAAAAAAGATAGTAAAAATTTTAATAAAAGCATTTGTTTTATCTATACTTACTACCAGTATTTTAATGGCATTAAATTTTATTGGTTTAATAAATATCTTAAAACAATAGACAGTACTCTTAATATGTCAGCATAAAAATGAGCAAAAATGATTGCTTTAACATATAAGAAAATAGCATAAGACACAGCTATTATTGGAGATAAGTCATCAAAATTAGGTATTGTAATTTCATTATTAAAAAAAATCTTTATAAAAATAATCCATAAAGTAATCTTAATACTAGATTTCATAATAGAATTTTTTTCATCTGTATTATAAAAAAAGACAGTAGGTAAAAAAACAAAGATTGTAATTATCTCATTTGATATATCCATTGATATATAAAGATTGAAAATGAGAATTAGTATTGAAAAGACAAAAATAATCATAAAATCAAGTTGAGAAAAAAGAGTTTTCTTAGCAAATTTAATGAAATATGAAATTATTGATGAGGAAAAGTTAATAACAAATAAATAAAATGCCCAAAATACAAAAAATGCGACTATAAGTGCAGTTACATAGTTCATAATAATGTCTCCTTAAAAGTTTTAATTAAATTATAACTTTTAAGAAGTAAAAAATCAACAAAAGGGGGGATGCTTATAGAATATTTTAAAAATTGAATAGTAACTAAAAACTAAATGAATGGAGGAAAAAATGAAAATATCAAAAACATTGGTAAATGAAATATTAAAGCTAAGTAAGGCAGATTGGGAAAAAGTAAAAACAAATATAGATTATCTATTTGCAAAAGAAGAAAAAAATAGGAATAAAACTTTATATATAACTGAGGATAGTTTAAAAATAAAGGCAGATTATTATCCTTGTTATATGGAAATTGAAGATACAGAAAAGAAAGGTTCTATATTAGAAAGACCAGATAGATTAAGAGGATTTGCTGTATTAAAAAATAAAAGAGAAGCTGAGAAATAGTGAGGAGAAGCAATGGAAGAAAACAAAAGTTTAATAACCTACAATGGTATGCAACTAGGAGTAACAATAAAAAATAATGAAATAGAAATAGAGATGGATGTTTTAGCAAAAGCTATTGGATATGCTGATGAAAGTAGCATAAGACAAATTATAACAAGAAATCCAGAACTTAAAAATAAAGAGTTTTCTTATTTGAAAAAGGTAGACAGTATTGAAAATGGAGTGGTTAAGAAAAGAGAAAAAAGACTTTTTACAGAAGATGGACTTTATGAAGTTACTATGTTAGCTAATACTGAAAATGCTAAAAAGTTTAGAAGATTTGTAAGAGAATTAATGAAGAAATATAGAAAGAATGAGTTAATTCTAAGAACTCCTACTTTACTTCCAGCACAACAAGCTCAACTTGATGAAATGGTTAGGCTAATAAAGGCAAGAGATGGAGAAATAGGAGATTTACTAGATTCATTTGAAGCATTTCAAACATATTTAACAGATATAGAAGTTATCAAAGGTGATGTAAAACTGTTGATTGATCTACATGATAAATTAGTTAAAGAAGTAAAAGAACTTAAAAAAGAGGTGTTTGGAACAGATGAGTAAGTATTTTCTTGATTTATTGACATTAAAAACAGAAATGAATTATAGAGGATACAGTGAAGCAACAAAGAAAAGCTATACACAAATAGTAGGTAACTTTTTAGAAATAACAGATAAAGAAATTATCAATATTACAAAAGAGGATGTGGTTAGATACTTAGATGAAAATATGAAACTTTTAAAAAAGAATAGTAGAGCAGTTCATTTGAATGCTTTGGAGTTCTTTTTTGAAGAAGTGTTGGGACTAGATATAACAGTAAGTATAAAAAACTATAAGCGTGAATTTTTGGAAAAAACATTTATGACATTGGAACAATTCAATATTTTAAGTAATTCAGTTACTGAGAAGGAAAGGTTGATATATGAAATAATCAAGGAAACAGGCTTTAAAATAAAAGACATAGTAAATTTAAAAGTTGAGGATATAGTTTATGGAGATAAATCATATATAGGTATTCATAATATATCCAAAGAACTTTCAAGAGATATTCAAAAGTATTGTGATAAGGAGATGATAGATGGAAAAATTTTTAATGTTTGTGAATATAGTATAAGAAGATGGAATAAGAAAGCAACAGAAAAATATTTAGGTGTTGAATATCAAATAAGTGATATTAGGCGTGCTTTGGCATTAGAACTATATATTAAAAGAGGTGATGAAGAGGGAGCAGTTAAATATTTAGGTTTAAAGACAGTGGAAGCAGTAAGACAATATTATAACAGAACAGGCAATAAATACTATAAAAAATAGGGACACCTCTCCGACCAAAGTTAGATGTCCCAATAGAAAAATAAATATGCTTAATTATAGCATAAAAGGAGAATGAATGGAAGAAAGAGAAAAATATTTAAAAGGAATGCTTGAATATTGCTATCAAAATAAAGAAAGTTTTAAAACAATGATAGCAAAGATAGAAAAGGAGTTAGCAGAATATGGAAGCAGTGGAGAAGAAAGTTACACAAATTAGAGATAATTTAGTGAGAATCCTTAATTTAAGGAAAGAAATGGTTGACTGTGAAATTTCTTGGCTACAAATGATTAGAACACTTAAACTTAGTCAATATGAAGCATTAAAATTTAAAAATGGTGAACTTCCAGAATTAGAGCAAGAGGCTTTAAAAATCTTAAAAAAGACACCTGAAAATATAAAAAATAGAGATAAAAAGTTTAAATTTTTTAATAAATTTTTGCTAGAAAAGGGAATAACAGCAACACAATTTTCAAAAGATGTGGGAGTTGATATAGATAAAATACATAGAATATTGAGAGAAATACCAGTTAATAGAGATTATGAAATAGAAAATAAAATAGAACAAGCAATAGGAGCAAAAATATTTTAAAGGGGGCTTTTTATGGAGAAATATTATACATTACAAGACATAGAAAGACTCTTTAAGAAAACAAGAACAACAGCTTTAAAAATGGCACAAAATAAAGGCTGGATAGTTATAAAAGAAAAAGTAGATAAAGTATATAAAAATCTTTATTTAAAAGAAGAGGTAGACAGAGAACTAGGAATAATAGCTGGTGAAAAAAAAGCTAAGATTAGAACTAGGACAGTTAGAAAGAGTGAAGCAAAGAATATTGATGAATTACCTGACTGGAATCAAAGAGTGGCTAATTCAAGATATATACTTTGCATAAAATTAGAGGAGGCTTATGAAGAAAGACTAGAAAATAAAGATATAGTTATAAGAGAATTTGTAAAAAATGCAAGAGAAGAGTTTCCACAACAAATGGAGATTTTGAAAACTTTAACAGTACCTACTCTTCGTAGATGGTATGGGATATTTAAGAAAAATCGGGATAATCCATTAGTACTTGCTTCTGGACATGGAGCTAATAAAGGTTTAAGAAGAGTTAATAAAGAAGTATTAGAAATGACTAAAAAACTTTATTTCAGTAAGAATAAACCTCAAATGACTGTCGTTTGGCAGAAAATAGTGGAGATGTTTGGGATAGATGCAATTAGTTATGGTACTCTTAGAAACTTTTTAAATAATGATGTAAATATTATAGAAAAAGATAGAGCTAGAATGGGAGCAAAAGAATTTAAAGATGCCCACTCTACCTTTATAATAAGAGGTTTGCAAGATGTTAAAGCTGGAGATGTATGGATGGCAGATGGACATACACTAGACTTCCAGTGTTATAGAGGAAAAAGAAAAAAAGCAAATAAACAAAGAGATTTTGGTAGACCTACTTTAATAGCTTGGTTAGATTTAAAAAGTAGAATGGTTGTTGGTTATACTTTATCCTGGACCGAAAATACAGAAGCAGTTGCAATAGCATTAAAAAGAGCTATTGAAAAGTATGGAGTACCTAAGAAAATTTATACTGATAATGGTAAGGCTTTTAAAAATAAAATCTTAAAAGGTACAGAAGAACTGGAAGGAATATATGCAAGTCTTGGAATAGAGGTAACACATGCAAAGCCTTATAATGCACAAGCCAAAGAAATAGAAAGATATTTCAGGGATTTAAAAGAAAATTTTTCTAAAATGTTTGGAACTTATTTAGGTGGAAATATTGTTGAAAGACCCGAACACATGAAAAGTTTTGCACAAACTAAAATGACAAGAGGAGCATTATTAGAGCAAGAGCAGGTAGAAATGGAACTAGCAAAATATATAGATTATAAAAATCATATGTTCTATGAAGTAAGAAGAGCAGGTGGTATGAAAGCACATAGAGGAAGAGGAATGGAAAATCGTACTCCTTTGGAAGTCTTCAATGAAGAGTACCCAGTTGAAAATAGAGTAATGCTTAGTGATGAAAAATTAAGAAGACTTTTCTTGTATGAAGAGATGAAAACAGTGCAACAAAATGGAATTACATTTATGGGAAATACTTATGAACATGAGGCATTATATTATCATCAAACAGAGCGTGTAAGAATTAAATATGATCCTCATAATTTAAGTGAACTCTATGTTTACTTAGATACAGGAGAGTTTTTATGTAAAGCTAAAAAACTAGTGCCTGTTGGATTTAATGATATTACTGGAATCAAAATCAATAATTATAGAAAGAAAAAGATTAAGGAATATGGAGAAAAGATGTTTGATTTAACAGTAGCAATGAGAGATGATAGCAATATTTTAACAATGAAAGATGTAGCAGAAGCTGAGGTTATAGAAGTAATTGAAGATAAATCGGGAAAGAAAAAACAGTATATTGGTAATGGTTTATATGTTGAAATAGATTAAGTGAGGTATTAAATGAAGAAAATAATAGAAGATTTGGAAAAATTTGCAGAAGAAAACAATATAAGTTATGCAAAGATAGCAAAAGCTATAAATATAGGAAGTAGTACACTTTCAGAATTTAGAAGAGGTACATATACAGGAGATGTTAAGGCTTTAACTGAAAAAGTTGAAGCATTCTTAGAAAGACATAAAAAGAAAATGAGAAGAATAGACTTCTCAGTTGATACAGAAGTAAAGAAAAGAATTTTTTATGCAGCTGAGGTTATAGAAAATTATGTTGCTTCTAATGTAATGACTCAAACAATAGATTCAGCTAAAATAGCCTACATATATGGTCGTGCTGGAATAGGAAAAACTCATGCTTTAATGGAGTGGGCAAAACAATATAAAGGAAGAGCCTTATTTATAACAGCAGAAACTGGAATAACAGTGGTTGGGCTTATAAAGAAAATTGCTAGGGAATTGAGAATAGATGCTAATGGAAATAATACAGAATCAATTAAACAAAGAATAAAGGACAGTGTAAAGTTTACAGAAACTATTATTGTGATTGATGAGGGAGAACATTTAAAACCAAGTATTATAGACATAGTTAGAAGTTTGGCTGACCAAACTGGTGTTGGAATAATAATAGCTGGAACAGAAGCATTAAAGAGTAAAATTTATTCTCAAACAAAGGGTTATGAATATCTTTATTCAAGAGCTGTAATAAATATGACTTTAAGAGAATTAAATATAGATGATGTAAGTAAAATAGTTAAAAAATTCTTAAAGAATGAAATTGATTTATATAGTGAAAAAGAGCTTCAAGAAATGATTAGTTATATTAATTTAACAGTTAGAGGCTCAGCAAGACAGTTGGCAAATTTACTTACATTAACTGGACATATATCAACTAATAATGTATCTGTTGATGGTAAATTAACATTGGACCAAATAAAAGCAGCTGTAACAATGTTGGCAATTAATTATTAATATGGAGGGAAATATGAGAGATATTAAATTAACAGAAATAGCAAAACAAGAACTTATAAAAGAATATGGAGAAAAAGCAATAGTAATAGATGATGAACTTAATGAGTTTGCTAAACTTCTTATTTTAAGAAAAGATTATGTAAAGGCTTTTAATAAAGGGAATTTTAGAGCAAAAGAAAGATATATGGAAGTTAATAAGGAAATTAAAAAAATTGTAAAAATTATAAATAAAAAAATTTAGTTTATATTAGTGTTAGCACAAAAAGTGTTATTTGACAGGAGGCTAAAATGTGGAAACTAGAAAAAGGGGATATTGTAAAGTGCATTATACCAAATGATAATGAACTTACACTGGACAAAGAATATGAAATATTAGATGTAGATACAAGTATTAGCCAAGTGGAAGTTATTAACGATATGGGAAAAACAAAAAGTTATTTATGGGTAAGATTTGATAAGGAGGTACTATGAGTGATTGGGCATTAGGTGGATTAGTTTTAGCTATGTTTATAGCAGGTTTTAATATAGGGCAAGATTTTAAGTGTAAGAAATGGATTTTTAGAAAGAAAAAGATATATAAGTACTATATAAGTGGTATGTATTCAATATCAGGAACTATAATGTTTGCAGGTTGGACATCAGAATTTAACAGTGAAATAACAACTGAACTGCTAAAAAGAATTAAAGAGAATGAGGAAAAAAAGATGAAAGATAAGTTTAAAACATCTGATGCAACATTTGGAATTATTTATATAAAGAAATTAAAGGATTAACCATGGAATTTAAAGATTTATATAGAATTAATGGAATACTTTATGTATACAAATATAATAATGGTGTTTACGCAGTATTAGAAGATATATTAACAGGCTATGAAGAGTTTATAAGGTTAGAGGAATTAAAAAAGTATGAGTATTTATAAAAATGGAGGTAAATAATGGATTTTGATAAATTAACAGATGAAGAAAAAGAGGCAATGAGAAAGGCAGTATTAGAGGAAGAAAAAGCAAAGGAAGCTAAAAGAAAAGAAAAAATAAAAGAATATAAAGGAATTGTAGATGAAACAGTAAGAGAAAATTTTAATAAAGTTGAAAAACTTGCTGAAATACTTAAAAATACAAAATTAGAAATATTCAAAAGTTTTGAAGCTATCTTAGAATTAAAAGAGGAATTGTATGGAATAAAAGAAACACAAAGAAGCCACACTTTTACAACAAGTGATGGAAGTTTATCTATAATAATTGGACATAGAATAATAGATTCTTTTGATGACACTGTACATAGTGGAATAGCGAAGGTAAAAGATTATATTTCTAAACTAACAACTAATGAACAACCAGAGTTGGAGAAATTAATAAACTTGCTATTGAAGAAGGATAAAAATGGAAACTTAAAAGCTTCAAGAGTGTTGGAGCTGGAAGCTATTGCAAATGAAAATGGTAATGAAACATTATTAGAAGGAGTAAAAATAATAAAAGAGGCATACAAACCAAGTAAATCTTCAACTTATGTTGAAGCTTATTATAAAGATAAAACTGGGAAAATGGTAAGTGTTCCACTATCTATTACGAGCGTAATTGAGGAGAGAAATGGAGAAGATAAAGAACGGGCAAATTAAATATATACATATTTTAAAAAGTAAATTAAATCTAAAAGATGAGAATTATAGAACTCTTTTAGAAAGCAAATTTAATAAGAAAACATCTAAGGATCTCAGCTCTAAACAAGCTGAGGTTCTTATCAAAATTTTAGAAAGATTAATAAATAATTATGCAACTGATAAGCAAAAAAGTAGATTTAACACTTTATATAGGAAAGTCTACTGTGAGAAGGATAAACAAGAATTTATAGAGCAATATTTAGGAAAAGATAAGACAGTAGATAATATGACAGTTAAAGAATGTAGTAAATTAATTTATATTCTTGAAGAAATAGTAGACTGGCAAGAGAAAAGAGGGATAAATGGAGAAGAAAATAGTAACAAATGAAGACTATGAATGGTTAAAAGGACAGTTTATAGTAGATAGATTTTTAAGATTTGAAATAGATAAACATGAGGTATTTATTGGATTAACAAGTAATAAAAAGAGAATGATTTTATCATATATTGTGATAGTTGATGGAAAAATACAAACATCAGAAGAGCAATGGGTACATATAAAAGAAACATCAAAATTTTCAAAGAAATATATAAAAAAATTTGAAGAAATGTACGGGAAAAAGGTATGCAAGGAGAGAGGAATGTATGAAAAAATTTCTTATACTTTGCCTTGTTTCCCCAGCTTTTCAGCATTAAAGAAAATGTTAAAAAGACATAATGAAATAACTTATTTAGAAAAAAATGTTTGGCTAGGATTTAGATAGGAGGAAATAATGAAAGAAATTAATATAACAAGACATGCACTTATGAGATATGCTTCAAGAGTTTATAAATATCAAATTATCAATGACCGAACATTTGATATTTGGAAAAAAACAAATGAAGATAAAATAAAAAGATTAGAAACAGATTTAAAAGATGAATTTCAAGGAACTGAGTACATCTGTACAGCAGCTTATGATGCTCATAAAAAAGCAGAGTTTTACATCAATAAAGATAAAATGATGACTTATGTAGTAGTTGGTGAAAATATGGTAACTTGTTATCCAATAAATTATGATCTAAGTGATGAAGGAAATAAAGCTATTTTAAATGTATTACTGGATAATTTAAAAAGAGCTAGGATAGATGAGGATAATTTTGAAGATAAGTATTTTAAAGAAAGAGATGACTTAAATAGGGAACTTGGATTACTAAAAGTAGAAACTGAGTTATTGAATTCTAAATTAAAAACTTTGAAAGAAAAACAGATAAAAATTGAGGCAAGACAAAATGAAATAGCAGGAGAACAGGTAGAATTAAGAAATATTATAAAAGTTGCTGAAGAAAAGATAGTAAGAAGTAAACTAGCTTTATAAGGAATAAAAATGGAAAGTCAAGAAGTTTTGGAACTTATAAGAAAAGCAAAAAAAGGAAGTAATGAAGCAACTGAAAAGCTAATTGAAAAGTACTTGAACACTGTTAGAAAGATAAATAATAAATGGGGTGGAACAGATGACGGATTTCAGGAAGGGATACTTGGAATTTATCAAGCAATTAAAACTTATGATGAAAGCTATAATACGAAATTTATGACACATTTGTATTTTCATATAGAAGCAAAAATTAGGAGATTTATAGATAAAGAAAAATATAGGGTCCCTCAGTATATTATTGAATCCATAAAAAAAGGAGAAAGAGAAAGATTATACTTTTCAGAACTAGAAAATTTTGAGATTGAGGATGAAAACATAGAAATAGATAACTTAGAAAATAAAGTTCTTGTAGAAAAGTTATTAAAGTATTGTACAAAACAAGAAAGAACAGTAATAAAATATTTATTTTTTGAAGATTATTCAGGAGAAGAAGTAGCTAAAAAACTTGGAATGTCAAGGCAGTGGGTACATAGTATAAAACATAGAGCATTTGAAAAAATTAGAGAAAATATTAAAAGTCCTAGAAATTTCTAGGGCTTTTTTTGTATATATTTTTGACAAAACTTAGTAAATATAATACAATATATATCATAAATTTTATTAGGAGGGACAAAATGAAAAAAATTTTGTATGGAGTTATTGGAGTAATAGTAGTTATAATTTTGTTTTCAATGTTTGGAGGAAATGATAGTTCAACATCTAACTCCAATTCAGAACCATCTAAAAAAGAAGAAACAAAAAAATACTTACAAGTAGGGGAAACAGGTAAAAGTGGTTATTTTGAAGTAACTATAAATTCAGTGGAAGTTGTAAATAGTAAAAAGATTGATGACTTTGAAAGTTTAAAAGCTGAAAAAGATTCTAAATATTTAATAATCAATATGACTTTTAAAAATGTTGATAAAGAAAGTAGAACAATCTTTGAAGGGTCTGTGTACATTGATTATAATGGTACTAAGTATGAATATGATCACACAGAAACATTCTTAGTTGATGGTTGGGGAGTTTTCTTTGATAAATTAAATCCTCTTACTTCTAAGACTACAAATATAGTTTATAAAATTCCTGCTGAAATAACAGGAGAAGCTATATACAAAACTGGAAATGGAGTAGATTTTAATCTAGGAACTATAAAATAATAACTTAATAAGATAATTTTATTTCAAAGATAAAAAGGGCAGATTAACCTGTCCTTTTTGTTTTTATAAAAATTTTTCTTGACAACATTACAATAAATATTGTAATATTGTTTTAATGAAAGGAGTCATGTATGAGTGAGAAAACAATAAATTTTAAAACAGAGGAAGAATTGTACAAAAAAATTAAAATTAAAATTGCGGAAGAAGGAGTAACTTTAAAAAATTATGTAACAAAATTAATTGAAAAAGATTTGAAAGGAGGTGGTGAAGATGGAAGATAGAAATTATTTATCTAATCAATATCATGAAAATCGGGATTTCTTTTATAAAAATGGAAAAAGATATACTAAACTTGATGCTGAAATATGGGATAATATCAAGGACTTGGAAAGAATAGAAAAAGATTATCCATTAATAACTCATAAAAGAGCACAAGAACTTTTTGATGAATATAAAGATATTTTTGATGATAAAGATTAAAAAACTAATATATTGAAAAAAAGGACTTTAATGTCCTTTTTTATTTTCTTTATGATACTTTTTATATTGTCAATTAAAATAAAATATGTTAATATAATTAAAAGAAATACTACTAGGAGGAGAGAAAATGGCTAAGAAATATATAAGTGTAGCACAAGCATCTAATAGACTTAATGTTTCAATAAGTACAATATACAATTATTGCAAAATCGGGACATTAGGGTATAGATGCATAAAAATTTCTAAAAAATATACTTGGCAAATTGATTTAGAAAGTTTGGAATTACTTGAAAAAGATAGCTCATTTAAAAGCTCTCTTCAAGTTAAAAAAAGTTTACAATATAATCTATTTTAAAAGAGTTCAAAAGCTCTTTTTTTATGTTCAAAGTAGTGGTAATTTTTATTGGAATTTTATTAAAAAGTATATTAGTTAAAAATCAATTAAATACTAATAATTTCTTAATTTTAATAATGGTAAAAATTCCAAAAAAAAATTCTAAAAAAAGTTTATTTTTTTGAAAAAAGTATTGCATAAATCAAATAAGTATGGTATAATAAATACATAAGGAGGTGAAGAAATGAGTAAAAAGAAAAAAAATCAAAAGAAAGGAGGGAATAAAAAAGAGTTAATTGAACTAATAACAGCAATAATAGAGTTAATCATAGCAGTCCTAACGCTGATAATTCTATTAGTAAATTATTTCAACTAACTCAAATATCAAGGAACTGGAGTAATCCAGTTTCTTGATTAAATTATATCAGATTTTACTCATAAAAACAATATGAAGAATACTCTTTTATTGATAGTTAACACATTATTACTAATAACTTACTTGCATTATTCTAAAAATAAAGTTTTCTTTATAATTATAATTTTAATTGATATAATTGTTATAATAAATTCAATCAAGAAAATAAAGAAATTAAAAAGAGGAAGATAATTATGGCATTAGGGGGAAAAAGAGAGGGAGCAGGAAGAAGAAAATTGGAAGAAGAAAAAAAGAAAGTAACAAAATCTTTTCGGATAACTCCAATACTTCTAGCAGAAATAGAAAAAAAATATCCTGAAAAACCTCTCTCTTGGATAATAGAACAGGCATTAATTGAATATATTAAAAAATAAAATATCAAAAAAAGGCACATCAAAAATGGTGTGTTTTTTTTATTTATTGTAATTTTTATAATCTTTGCAAATTTTGCAACATTTACTTCTCAAAAAAGTTATAACAAGTATGGAAAGTAAAAAATTTTAAAAGGAGTAGTATAAATGGCAAGAGTAAAGCCTCCATTTGCATATTTTGGGAGCAAAGGAAGATTTTATAAAGAAATAAAAGAAATATTTCAAACAAATTATAGAGAAAATTTTGTTGATTTGTTTGCAGGTTCTATGGAAATCCCACTAAATTTTAAAAATGAATTTGGAGAATTAAAGGTATTAGCAAATGTAAAAGATGAAAAAATTGAATGCTTCTTATCTGGAAATGCTGTTGATACATATAAGAAAGGGCTTGAATATATAAAGCATGATTTAAAAATAAATGCTAGAAACTTATATGAAAATGATAGACAAGCGTTTGAAGAAGTAAACAAAAGATTTAAAAATATATTTTCTGAATGCTGTCCTTGCTGTGGAAAGAAATTAAGTACAAGAAAAAAGCATGAAGTTTTTAATGAAAATGAAAAAAGAATTTTAAGAAGTCTAATGGGCTTTGGAGGAAATGGAACAACATTAACAAATGCTTTTTATTCAGAAGAAAAAATAAAGAAGTTAGAACTTTATATAGGAGCATTAAAAACTATAAAAATAACAACTGATTTATTTGATGAAAATTGGGAATTTGAAAATAGTTTTATATTCTTAGATCCTCCATACATTAGAAAAACAAATGTAGGAGAGGAAGGCTTTATAGGTTACAACTATGTAGATGATAAAGGTGTGGATTGGACAATAAAAGATGATGAAAGACTTGTAGAGTTTATTAAAAGAAATCAAAATAAAAATAATGTATTTCTTGTATTTGGAAGTGTAGATAATAATTTATCTAAGCTGCTAAAAGAAAATTTTAAATGTAAATTTATTATAAAAGAATATAAAAAGCAAATGTTTGGGAAATTAGCAGAAAAAGCAGAGTATTTTTGCTTAATAAAATAAAAATATGGAGGTGTCTTTATGGACTTAGAGTTATTAAAAGCTAAAAAGCTATATGCTCAAGGAAATACAGCTCAAAAAATAGCTAGTGCTTTGAATAAGTCCCCAGGCACTATCTATCGTTGGATAAAAGAAAATAAGGAAGAATTTGAAGAAGCTAGAAAATTGGCTGGAATGACATTAGATGATGTAATTGATTTACTTGATGAAACTCATAAAAAAATATTAATAGAAATTTCTAAAAATCCTGAACAATTTAGAGATCCAAAAACTGCTGATGCTTTGGTTAAAGTTGCAAGTGTAGTAGAAAAAGTAACAGCAAGAAGTGAAAAGAAAAAAGAACAAGCTAAAAAAGAAGTTGAAGAAGAAAGAGGGGTGTTGATAGTTGATGACATCAAAGAAGAAGAGAAAGCAACTTAAAATATCAGACTTATTAACTCCTAGATTTTATCCACTTTATTCAGCTTGGAAAAGTAATAAATACACTCGTTTGGTTTGTAAAGGTGGAAGAGGTTCAGCGAAATCAACTAATATTGCCTTGATTTTAGTTTTTGATTTAATACAATATCCCATCAATACGATTTGTTTTAGAAAAGTAGGGGAAACACTTAGAAAATCAGTATATGAACAAATAAAATGGGCTATTAAATTTTTAGGAGTGGAAGAATACTTTGAATATAAACTTAGTCCACTTGAAATTATTTACAAAGAAAGAGGAAATAAATTTATTTTTATGGGAGTAGATGACCCACAAAAAAGTAAATCTATAAAAGAAGCTCAATTTCCTGTTGCTCGTTACTGGTTTGAAGAACTTGCTGAGTTTAAGAATGAAGATGAAGTTGAAACAGTTTTAAATTCAATATTTAGAGGAAAATTAGAAAAAGGACTTATTTATAAAGGATTCTTCTCATACAATCCACCAAAAATGAAACATAACTGGGTTAATAAAAAGTATAATTATTCTTTCATAGAGAATAATGTATATGTACATCATTCAAC